AAAGAACGGATGTTTCAACAGCAAGCCTACTCGTGCAACAGTAATACGATCCATAACATCTGTAGTCATACGATCAAGCTCTTCCGGAGTAATATCAGGATCTGGTTGCCAATGTTTTGTACCTTCGACAGACATAATGTCACCTCTATTTATTAACTATGTATATAATACAACAAAGCGCCTGACTTGTCAAGCGCTTTGTATAATTTATTGTTGAGCAGCTTTGATGTATTTTCCATATTTTTCATGAAATTCATCAAAGCTAGGAACTTTATCAGGATCAATCGGTAAACGGTATTGAGTAAGAGCAAGTTTCATACCCATTACAACCAGTTCAGTGTCAAAGTTCTTCATTGAGAACTTCAAGAAGTTTTCAACTTGTCCGTAAAAGTTACTGTTATCGTCGTTTACTGACTGACTAAGTTCGTAACACATTGCAACAATCAAACTGTACATTGCACTAATTTCGTTAGTATCGAGATCTGTTACCTTACCAGCTAAGATATCGCTTGGATTAGGCATGTCAGCAGCAACTTTACGATGTGCAACAAACTTTACAGCAAGGCCTTCACCGATCGAGCCTGACACAAGATCCATAAGTGTCTCTGAATCGTAGTTATCAGTAAGGAAGTCGCTTACAAACGACCACGAACGGGGTGTTGCAAACGAACGACTCGGCGACTTAGGATCAAAGTCATACAAGTCACCTTTACTAAACTGCAAGTAACCAACTACATCGGGATGAATTTTGTTGTTTACAGCCCATTCAAACCAGTCATCAAACGATACTGACATCTCCAAGTGCACAAAACGGTTAGCAAGAGGTGCTGGCATACGGTAAGTAACACCTTTATCGCTATCACGGTTACCAGCAGCAACAATAAGAACATTGTCTGGCAGCTTGTATTGCCCTACACGCCGGTTAAGAATTAGCTGATATGCAGCAGCTTGCACAGCCGGAGCAGCTGAGTTCATTTCGTCCAAAAACAAAATTACATGTTCGTACTGACTTGCAAGTTCTTCGTCAGGCAATTCGCTAGGTTGTGCCCAAACCATCTTGCTTTGTGTCGAATCAAAGTAAGGAATACCTTTAATGTCAGTTGGTTCCCAAAGGCTAAGACGAATGTCAATTACATGAGCATTCTTACCAGCACCGATTTGGTGTACAATGTCAGATTTACCAATGCCCGGAGGACCCCAAATAAAGATAGGGCGTTTTTGATCGAATGCAGCTGAAATAACTTTCTTTGCATTGTTTGGTGAAGTAGTACGAATATTGTCCATTGTGTTTACCTGTGTATTTGTTTATTAACTATGTATATAATACGACAAAACACGTTAGCTGTCAAATGTTTTTTTGCTTTTCTATTGCTTTTATTAAGCCGTATCGTTCGATGTCACCTGAGAATAAACTTATTTCCATAGCTTTTCTATCATCGGTTACTTCTATATATTTTTTAGTGAGAAAATACGGACAAGTAACAAAGTTATCTAAATGTATTAAAATATTTGTTTTGTATATGTTAACATCAGGTGGAAAGATTATTTTATACATAGTTAGTTCTAGTGTATTTTTTAAAAAATCTCTGCCTAGTTCGGTTAATCTTAAACCGCCAGTTTTTTTATCTCTAATATTATACCACCATTCTGCAGAATATTTTTTTATATTAGCATCGTCGATGCTTATCTTAGCAGAGTTTAAAAAGATTTTGGTATAAGTTAATCTATTCATGCTCTATGTTATCACTGTGTGTAAACTTAACTACTTTAAACTCGGTAGTTTTCCACACAGTATTTAATCTTTCTGCGAGATTGTGTGCATGCCCTGGATTAGAAAAACTTGTTTTCTTATATTTAGGTCCGGGTTGATTAGTAAGGCTGTTAAAACTTTTTAAATTAAAAGGCTTTCCTTGGTAGAAAACAGCCCAAATTGCTTCTGCTTCTAACACTTGTTCAGTTCGATACGTGTTTTTATCTGTGTATTCCTTTAACACAATAGGCTTTGGCCTACTCATTTTTTGTTCCTCATTATATACGTATATATTTATCTTCTACCAGTTATTTCCGCCATCCATTCTGACATCAATAACAGTATTAGTTGTGTCATTACTGGTTACTAGTAAAGTTTCTAAATTTTCAGTGTGACGTGCTAGTAGTTCTGTAAGACAGTAATGAAGTTTTTTTGCTTTTTCAATATCAAATCTTATTTCTTTTTGTCTACTTGCTTCGGCTGCTTTTACAGCATTAAGAAATTGAGTTATAGGTGAAGTATTAATTGGTGTTTTTTGCATTTGCTTTACTCAGTTGTTGACGCATTTCTAAATCAGTTCTAAATGGACCTTTAGAATTATAACGTTCAATAGTTATTAATTTAGGACAGTAGCTTTTTACCCATCCTTTATTAAATTGAATAATATAATATCCGGCGCAATAAACACTTTTGGACTTTTCACTTTTTGTAAATAATGGTAGTTTACGTTTAATGTCAAACATTCCGTTAAACGGCTTACAGTTTGTTGGAAAGTCATGGACAAAGTATTCATTATTTTCCACAACTTTTAAAGATGTCCATGTAATATTTCCTAAATTCTTTTTTATTGAAGATTTTGAAACATATACTTGCGGAGAAGACTTTTTATTTGTTTGAACAATATAATGATCGTTATCGTATGAAATAGTGCCTACATTACTACCATTATCTTCTACAATCCAAAATTTATTTTTTAGTACTTCTTTTGCTTTCATTGTGTATACCTCGCTTGTAAAGGAGCTGCATAAAGCTGGATATTATCTGCAATTCTTTGCATATCCCATTTATAACAGAATTTTAAAAGTCTTGAGCCAACTTGTTCTAGTGCTTTGTCAACAGCATTTTCGTTAATTGTAGTAGTAATCATTTGTCGTACTTCGCTAGGTTGCGCAGTAAGGTCACAAAGAAGAACATTTCTATTATAATCGTCAATTACTCTATGCTCAACACCTTCATGATCAGACCATCGTTGAAGCATTAGGTTATTCCAATTGTAGCCTTTACTACTCATATCTGCATAAGCTTCGGTAAGTCCTACTTTATTTTTAGTACCTTTTTTACGTACACCGGGATATGCACTAAAAATGTTATCACTTGTGTCTCCACGCATACATTTTTCAAAAAGCAGCCATTTAGGATCAGGTGCAGGCTTTGCTTCGCCTGTCTTTTTATCAATGACTGGCTTACCTTTGTCGTCAAAGTAACCTTCGTGTGTAATTGTAGTGTTACTAACACCGTTGTACTGCTTTACATTAGGTGCAATAAGTTGTGCAAAGTCACCGTCTGTGCTAAGAATAATATGATTATCGTTCGTATGAGATTGCACCCAACCTGCAATAAGATCGTCTGCTTCTAACTGCTTGTGATGTAAAACTGTGCAATTTGTTTTATTGCGAACAAATTCTTTAAAGTCGTCAAAAACCTCAAAAAAGATTCGATCTTCTTCTGCTTGCTGAGGAGTCATAGCATCGCGAGTTTCTTTTCGATTGCGCTTGTAAGGTGCATAAGCATCTTTGCGCCAGCTGCGACCTTCTAAGCAAAAAACTACGTGATCGGCATTGAAGTCAGTCCATGCTTTTTTAATACTGTTAAGGGTTACGTGCAAAGCCATACCAACTTTGTCGTCGATACTTCCGCGAACTACATGTCGAGCTCGAAAGAAAGTGTTCATAGTGTCAACTAGAATATAAGTGCTCATATAATTATAGTAGTATATTATAATCAGTAAGTCAAGTCTTTTTTTAAGAAACTTCAGATTTATCTTTATCAATAGGAATTACATTTATGTAACCCATCTCTCTATCTAAACTTTGACCGTCTTCTTGTAACATCTGTGAAACTATTGTTCTAAACCATTTATCTACAATTTCTTCTTGTGACTCACCTTTGTAACCAGCGTCTAACAATTGTTCAATAAATTCATTATTCCAGTCTAGTTCAAAAAATCCATTTTTAATGTTATCTGGATTTACCTGTGTATCTATTACTGCAATATACGGTTCGCCTTTTGCAGTCGCCGCAGCTTTTGGATCAGTTTCTTCTAAAAGTTTTTGTTTCTTTTCTTCTAGTTTATCTATACCCATTAAGCGTTTAAGTAAATTTTTCATTATGTTCCCCATGCGTTTCCAAATAGTGAGATATGAAGCCGAGGCGTAAACCTCCAACCACGCTGCATACAAATTTCTGCTACTTCTTTTACATTCATGTTATATTCTTCTGATCGGCCGCCGAGTGGCATGAGGTATACAGGACATTCAACTCCTGCTTCTCTGTACGCTTCCACGGCCTTGCTAACTTCGTCAACATCGTCTTTATCAGCAACAACAAATTTAAAATAAAGATCGCTATTAGCCACAGAGGCATACTGACTAGCAACCTCAGGCTTAATAGCATCATTCCAAGACTCGCCTGAAACGGATAGCTTGGGTGAACAGCTGAAAGTGACTTGAATTCTTCTGTTATTCTCGAGATAATCCAGTAAATCTTTGTGTAACATTTGTGTAGTGTTTGTTTCAAAGGTAACATTTTTCAAGTCCTTCATTTTAGGGTGTTCGAATAACTCAACATAAAGTCGTTGCCAAGCAAGAAGAGGTTCACCACCTGTCATAATTAAGTGGATATCTTGCCCGTTATCCATAGTCCATTTGCCTTCGGGCAATAGGCTAATTAAATGATCAACTACTTCGTCGACTTCTGCAAGTTTATTAAAGTGCTTAAATTCAGGATAGATACTTGCATAAGTATCGCACCCTGTATGAATAATAGGTAAATCTTCAAACTTTTCTGTAGTTTCGTGAATGCCTGCATCAAGCAATGCTTTTACTTCGGGATTATAGCGATTGCCTTCGGCATGTTGTTCCCAGCGGTCTTTGTCTTTTGGCAAACCGAAGTTCATGCATCTAAAGTTACAACCGAAGGTACGTAGAAACACACTAGGTACTCCTACATATTTGCCTTCGCCTTGTACTGAATAAAATGCTTCTGAATAACGTAATTTCATTAAAGCTCCTCAAGAATGCCAAGAACTTCTGCGCCTATAAGTAAAGCACCACCGACTATAATAGGCATAACTCCTATCGGCATAAACAGTATACTCACAAACGCAGCGCCTGCTCCGATGCGCACAGCACTCTTTACGAGGCTGATATAAAAATGTTTCTTACTTACATCAACTGGTTCAGCCATTAGTCATTACTCTCTTCTCATCGTATTCCGCAAGTAACTTCACGATTTCATCACTAATCTTTCTGTATCCTTCTGTTTTACTTAGGGTTGGAGCAGTAATTTCCATAGGAAGCTCGGTGATAATACGCACCATTGGTTGAAAGCTCTGAGGATCAGTGAACATTTCAACTTTTATATTTTTAGACATTATAAGTCTCCTTTGATAATTGGCGTAGAGCCAATACTATCGTGATAATCACCGTTGGTATGATATTCACGTACAGCAGATTCACGAATTACGTGTCCGCCAGTTTTGCGATAAATTACAAGTTCTTTGCGAATTACGCCGTCTTGATCGCTGTCAAGCACTGACTGAAACGGACCAAGTTGTACAGGTTTTTCTGCTGCCATTAGTTTGAGTATCCTTGTTGTAGTTTGATGTTATCCATAAACTCTTTCTTAGTACTAGGGTCGTCGTAGAACGCACCCTTAAGAACAGTAGTTTGTGTTAATGAGCTGTGTGCGCTAATACCACGATTCTCGCAGCAGCCGTGTGTTGCTTGTATGTATACTCCGACGTGCTCGGAGCCTGTAGCATTTATGATTTCTTTAGCAATATCCATTGCTAGTTCTTCTTGTAACGTGCCACGACGTGCACACCATTGTGCTAAACGTGTATACTTACTAAGTCCAATAAGTGTATCAGCAGCAATAATACCAATATAAGCAACCCCACTTACTGGCTGGTGGTGATGCGAACACATACTTTTTAGTTCACTGCGTACTACTAACATACCTTTGTAAGGATCATTTGTTACGTTAGGAAATGCAGTGGCATTAGGACGATCGTCGTATCGTCCACTCATAATTTCGTTGTAATACATTTTTGCAAGACGCCGTGCAGTATCTTGCGAATTAGGATCGTTTTTGCGATCGATAATAAGTGCGTCTAAGACACCTTCAAACTTTTCAGTAAGTTCGTCAATTAATTGTTCTTTTTCTCCGTCAAGGATGGCCCAATTAATATTATCATTAGCGTGATACTTACCGTCTGCTTCTTTTATTCGTTGCGTAATTTCTTCGTATTTTTTCATCTGTTCTCCGAGTTTGTGACGTGGATGTCATTAATTTAATATACATGTTATTTAGGTTTTTGTCAAATAAAATTAAAAAATTCTTTAATTTTATCTAGATCAATTTTATCTGATTCTTGTCTAGGAACCAAATATACAAGATTGCCGTTAGAATTACCAGCAATTTCGCCTACATTTTGAATTACATGAAATGATTTACAGTAATCTTTTTCTACCCAATCATAGCCCCATTTGTACGCAGCTTCGAAGCAGTCGCAAAGACTTCTCCATGTTTCTTTTTTTGGAACAAACACAATATGTCCTGGCAGAACGCTATTTTCTACATTATATACATCGTATTTTCGTGTTTGTACAAGTACGTCTTTTTCGTTATACATCATCATCTTTCTCCCAAGGATAAACAATCCACTGTGGATCTTTGTTTTTGTTAATTTCAGATGCTACATAAGTAACATTTTGGAATTTACTAGGCATGTTATCGTGTAGTACTGCAACACGAACATTACTACCCCAAATATCTTCCCAGCGTTCGTTACCGGGGAATACACCATTACGCCAATCTTCTTGTATCCAAAGTAAAGTTTCGCCAGTATCGTTAATGTCGTCTACAACGAGTATTTTTTTACCGTTGTATGCATCTTCGGCCATCCAAGAGTTTGACTCTGTCTCTTCGCCATCACGTAGCGCTACTTTGAGAGTTTCACATGGTACATCTAGTTCATGAGAAAGCAGTACAGCCGGAACCAAGCCACCGCGGGTAAGCCCAACAATGTAATCAGGACGCCAGTTACTTTTACGAATTTGGCTGGCAATTTTCATAGTCATACTGGTAATGGTATCCCAGTTGAAATACTTTTTATTCATCTTTACTTTTCCAATCATCTATTACTAAATTGTAAGCATTACGAAACTGCTCATATGCTTTTGCAAAAGCTGGGTATTCTTCTGCTAGGGCATTTACTTCGTTAACACCAGGCAAACGTTCCTCCCAAAGTGTTGTTTCATTTAACCAAATGTCATCATAAAATATGCTATTAACTGTGCTTGCATCTTTGTACCAATTGCCGTCTGAATATGTTGTAGCAGATATACCTGAGATACTAGTGCCAGTAAATATACTACTAGCAGCAGTGAGTGATTCGGCAAACTCTTTAATAGTGTGCATGTCTATAGTTGCATCGCCCTTTGCATCAGGTAATGATATAGAGCCTGCTTTAACGTTTTTTGATTGCGTCATACAACTTGTCTCCTGTAAAAAATGATTGAAGTTTTTCTTTTTGTCTCTCTAGCGACGGAATATACGTATCGTAATTTGTCATATAGTCTTTAATTGTAGCTACTATATCTTCTTTAAAATGTTCGTATGCATCAAAATCTTCAGTCCAATCACTTGGATACAAGAAGTTTTCGTCGGCCATCTCTGCATAACTGAGACGATCGGGTACCATAGGAATAGTATCCACTAATACACCTTCGTACCAGCTAATACCAAGTGTTTCTTGTAGGTTAGCGCTAAACACTACTTTAGACTTTGCTAGCAGCATATGATAATCGTGCTTAGAAAGTTCTTGTTCTTGTGCTACAACAAATTCATATTCGGGTAGCTGCTTTTCAAGATCCTTAAAGATATCTAATTGTTTTTCAGGCGCAATACGATGCGGGAAAAGAACAATATCTTTTTTAGGCATATGCCTGTATGGCTCAAGAGCAGTTTTTAAATACTCCATTGGCCAACCAACTTGTTCAACAGTTTGGTTAGCTTCGCGAAGCTCGTCACTGACCCAGTCAAAAAATTCTTCAGCAAACAAGTCAATGTGAAAATCAGTTGCGTAAAAGTTATGATAATAGC